CAGCAAAAGTTCTGTTCTCTGGATAATAGACCATTCCTGACTCAAACATCGGTGCAATTGAATTGACCCTTGTCCGTTTATCGTTACCCCTTGATGGTGTATAATTGGTTACAGGTATTCCTATTCGACGAAGTTCATCGGACAACGGCATACCGCTCGCTTTTGCTTCAATAAGAACCATCTCAGGTTCCCAGTAATTATATTCTTCTGACGCTATTTCTTTGAGTTCAGGGAAGTCCCATCTACCACGCTGCGCATCAAGTAAAATTAAAGCCGGCCTTGCGTCGTCAGGTGAGAACACACCCCAGGTAGTGATTGCACTAAAGTCGGCAGTTTCTTTTTTACTAAACGCGGTGTCATAACTTTGTATGATGTAGTGCAAGTTCGGTTTGTCTTTGTGTTTCCATGGCTGCCACCATTCACGTTTTAAAATCGCACCTTCTTCTGATGTTGGCTTCTGCATCCATTGTGCATTCCATTTTGAAAGGGCAAGGGACGCTTTGACTGATTCAAGTTCGTTTATCTTCCAATACTCAGGCCATGTCGGTTTACCACTCTCCATGATTGCCGGGAACTCTACAACCTCCCACTGATCAGCTTTTGGTTCAACTTGTGCTTTCAACAACTGTCCTGTCAAATCGATCGTTGACCAACGTGTCATAACAAGAACGATTGCACCGCCGGGTTGTAAACGCTGACGAGGACCAGATGTATACCATTCGTACGCACCTTCCATGGCCGTTTCACTCAGGGCGTCTTGCTCTGAATGTGGATCATCTATAATTAACAAATCTGCACCACGACCGGTAATCGCACCACCGACACCGGCAGCGAAGTATTCACCACCTGCACTTGTGTCCCAACGACCTGCAGCTTTGGAATCTGATTGTAGCATTGTTTGTGGAAAGAGTTGTTTGAAATCTGTTCCGTCAATCATCTGTTTTGTTTTACGACCAAACCTCTGTGATAACTCTGCGGTGTGTGATGTTTGAATGATCTTGGTCATCGGATTACGGCCCATGATAAATGCCGGCAACATAAATGATGCAAATTCTGATTTTGTATGTCTGGGTGGCATGTTGACGATTAAACGTTTCAAAGTGCCATTTGCTATTCTATCAAATTTTTCTGCTATGATTCTATGATGGGTCCCTTCCACAAAATGTGGCCACATAAATTTTACAAAGTCCAAGAACTTTTCTTGAGCTTTTTGGGTCCTCTTTCCTTTTTCTTGACGTTCTAGAAGTAAACTTAGTTCTTTCTGCTCTTCAACGTTCAATTCACCTATTTGGTCTTTGAAATCTTTTATCTTCATATCCTATGACTAGATTATTATATATATACACACATATAAAGTACCTCTCTAAAAAAGGGGGTGTCAACACTCTACAACAACACAATGTATTTTGCAAATAGTTACAGGTACCCTTGAAGGCTGAACAGCCGCCGTAGGGCGGCTGTTCAGCCTTGCTTCCGCGAGCGCAGCGAGCCCCCGAGCGCCGAAGGCGCGAGCCGTTGCCCGCCGCAGGCGGCGTGTTGCATTTTTGCAACACACTATATGTTGTGTGCCGAGCGCAGCGAGGCCACTAGATATGGCCCGCCCGCAGGGCGCCGTGGTATTTTTGCAACACCCTATATGTTGTGTTCTATAGTTCTTGCGCTACTACATCTACCGTAAACCCTAGAGCCTTGATTGTTTTTATATCGTCTCTCGTTAGCGTTTTGGTTTGAGTTAATTCTGTAAATCTTTTGGAGTCCATACACATAGGATATATTAAATCATTCCCAAAAACATTTCTTACTTGAACTTTGATTGTTTGCATTTGCTTTTCTTTCTGTTTAGTTTCCCACATTATAGCATAATGTGGGACAACTGTCAATAGTTATATTCTATTCATTAACCGCTTTTTTAAAACGATCAGAATCAAATCTAGAATTGTCTTCAAAAAAAGCCTGGCTTAAATTAGTAACAATAGTATCAATAGTATGATTACTACATTTAATAGCTTCGTTGGGTGTAATTCCTAAAACATAAGGGCAATATTTTGTGTATGTTTCTTGTCCATTAAGAACGTCTTTTATTTCTTTTAATACTGCCGCAATCTTTATATAATCTTTTCTTGTCATTGCTTTTTCTCTTTCTGTTTAGTTTATGCCCTATTATAGCATAATAAAGCACTATTGTCAATACTTTATTTTATTTTTTTTCTACGCCCTGGGAACTAAACAATCAAACAACCCAGGACGCGAGAAAGCCCGCCGCCAACGCAAACAAAAACGGCGGGAATATCTTAATTTGTTACGTTGTCCGTTGTCTTTGCTTCTTCGGATAATGACACTAATAAATTACTGTCATCAAAAAGAACAACGTCGTATGTTTTGTTGTCGTCGTTCTTTTCTTTTGCTTCACGTACCAAACAATCTCTAAGATCTTGCGCTAGTTCATGATCTTGTACCTCATGTTTAATTCTAAACGATGGTGAAACACTGGTGTAGAAGTTTACTTTTTCTATAACTAAATAATACATATCTTTCTCTTTCTGTTTGTTTAATTTAATCCATTATAGCATAATAAAGCATAGCTGTCAACGGTTAATTTGTTCCACGTGAAACAATTATTTATTTCATCCCGCCCCGCCACCCCATATTATAAACTATCCGTTGACCTTTGTCAAGTATTATATAGCACTTTATTACAAATAAATGTCTTGATTATATTGCTTGATTGTGCTATTATAAATTAATAAGTTGCATTTGAAGATAAATAAACTTCATTAACCTTAAGTGGAGCAACAAGCCTTGTTAATTGGTACTTGACAGGGTGAAACGTACCATAATGAGCCCCGTCCGATCAACGGGGCTTCACTTTTCAGGAATAACGGACAAGCGAGCGAGCGCAGCGAGCGAGCTAGAGGCGAACCCGCGAGCGCCAGCGAGCGCGCAAGCGCCAGCCCGCGAGCGCCAGCGAGCGTGTTGCATTTTTGCAACACTTCTTCCCCTATTATAACATAATACTATCACATAATAACAATCTTGTCAAGTATTTTCTAGCATTTATTTTGAATTATTTTAATTAGCTTTGTCCATTGTGCGTTGTCCGTTGTGTCATTGATCGTTATCAATGGTTCATAGTCGGCGATCAATGGTCGAGGGACAACGGCTAACGAGTGGTCAAAAAGTTTTAGCTGCGAGAGATCGAGGGGCGCAACCATGATAAATTTTTGACCAAAATTAATTTTATGAAAAGCTATTTGGTGAGGTGAAAATCGAATTGTTTTGTTGTCGTGGGTTATCTTTAATTCAGTAGTGAAAAAATTATGTCTATGAATAGAGCCGATTAAATCAGGTAGGCCAGCATTAATACTGTTTTCCAATCTATTCCAACAAATTGACGGGGTGTTTTTTTTAATTAAGAGCCATAGTTTTGACTCAGTTTTGATAGCCATTTTTCAAGATAACAACACTTGAAAAAATAATCAATATATTTAGGTGAGAGAGTTGCAAGTTGCGATATCTTAGATTGCCTCTCAGCTGTATCTTACAACCCTCTCTATTAAGTGTTGAGCTATGCACCGAAAAGACTACTCACACTTAAATATTTTAATTACTGAATAAAATATCTTATCACTTGAGAGATAATATAGCTAAATGCAAATACAACAAACCACCCCTCAAATGTTAATTGTCTAATTATCTTTTTCATATTTAAAAACTTTCTCTTTTCCATTGTGCTCATAAACTAATATATTGTTGTCTGTTATGCTCTCTATTTCCCAAGTATTGCAAGAACTCTCAAATGTAATGTCGTTTGAAGTATAGCCATTATCAATAAATTCCTGTTCTGCTTCTTCTTCTGAATTTGCCTTAACTTCAATCTCTCTTATATAAGTTTCATTAAATCGAATAGTATATGTTTTCATATTAACCCAATTATAAATAAAAACGAATACGCCCACGCGCCAACCCATACAACACACATACTCAAAGCAAAATTATATAGTTTCATAGTCTGCCTCGCTGTCTAAAAAATGGTGATAAATTTACTTTTCTATAATCTTTATCTATTCTATCCCTCACTTTTTGTCGGATTTGTTTCAATAAACTAGTTTCTAGTTTCGATTTTTGAGTTTTCATAATCCTCACCCTTATTAAAAATTCTAATAATTTCATCTTGATTTAAAACTGAAGTTGATTTTAATATTTCTAACAGTTCCAAATTTTGATACCTGATTTTAATTACTTCATTACTTAACTCTTCTTGTCTTGTTGATAATCCATTAATTAAATCGATTATCGGTCTAAATATATTCTCTTTCATAGAAATTCTTTCTGTTTAATTAATATCTTATTATAGCATAATCAAGTATAAATTACAAGTATTATTTAATATTAATAAATATCTCCTCAAATACTTTGATGGCCTCGTCGTCTGTATATTTTTCTAAACCAAAACTTTCCCGTTCTCTATTGTTGCGTCGTCGCCATACATTAAAGTTTTCTTCATAACTTTCATGTCTATCGTATTCAAATATATATCCCCTATCTATCTTATTCATGCTTTGATTTTCTTTCTATTTAGTTCTCTTTGCTTTCTTTTTTCTATCCAATATGGGTTTACTTGCCCGTATCTAATATCAGATTGAGAAATGCGAGGGGCGTTATCCCCTCGCAATAATTGACTTTTATATTTACTTCTATTCACTAGAAATTTGTTTAAGATCAGTTGACCATGTTAAGCCAATACACTTAGAAACTTGTCCCAGTGAAACAATTAAATCTTGAGGGCACCCCGCCTCCATTACTGTGTCAATGGCTTGTTGTTTAGTGTCTTTTAATTGTTTTAATTTCCTGCCTTCAGGTCGTCTTTCTATTTCTCTTTCAGCGAGACTTGTCGCCCAATCCCTTAGTTGTTCCTCGCAATCCTCCACCGTTAAGCCGGAGGAACGTTCCTCTCTTTGCAAACTATAATTTAACTCGCCATCTTTAGGTTTTTTCTTTTCAAAAAAAGTTCTCGCTGTTGCTCTTACCTCAAGTAAATTTTTTTCAGCTTGTTTTAATTTTTCAAGTACCTTATCAGCACCCATTTTTTTAGATAACTGCTTCACCGCTTGATCTATTGCCTCAGTTTTATATTGCTTCACTATCAATTCTTGCTCTTGAATATAAGGGTGAAACTGTCTATTAACTTTATTTTTAAAATGTTCTAGTTGATATTTAGTCATAGTTTTCATAATTATGCTCTTTCCTTCTCATATTGGTTTAATTCCTCAAGTATTTCTTGAGCCAGATTATCTATAAGTTCAATGTCCCCACACTTTATCTTATAAATTTTGTTTAAATTAATAGTTCGATACTCTGAAATATTATTATCAAATACTATTAATTGAGTTTTGCCTATATTTGGGTTTCTATTTATGCCACCCTTTAAATGTTTTTTTACATTTAATCTTGCTGATTGCATTTCTCTTAATGAGCCATCTTTTTTAAAATATGATATGTAGAAAAATTTATTGCCTACTATCTTTTCTATTGTTTCTTTTGTTGCTATCATTTTTGATCTTTCTCTTTTTTATTATTCTCTCTATATACTATAAAATGCTATTTGTCAATGAATTAAATAATTAATATTTATAATTCTATTATCCCAACAATTACGACAATCCAAACATTGTCCCCCCTGATTTAAACTAGGGCAATTTTTATCTTTGTTTCTTGCTTTATCTTTATTTGAAATAACGGCGCTTGTATTTTTAAAAACTTTACTATTTAAAAAGCCGTCGATTAACGGCGCGGATACTCTAAACACACAATTTTTAGGAATAGATATATTTTGCTCTTTCAAGTCTTTTAAAATTTTTGTTTCTCTTGTCGGTATCCAATACTTGCAAGATGGGGTTAATTTTGCCAGATTGATAATTTGAATTGCATGGTCAATACTTTGTAAATCACCGCTTGCATGAAATCTAAAATATTTTGTTTGTGTTTTAATAATTTGATATGCCATACCTAGCACCCATTGAAAGCCATTATCTAAACTTTTTAAATGATATTGATGGCTTGCCTTAACTGATGGATAATGAAAATTGCCTTTCGTTGCATAACAGCTCGCACAAACTGAATTTTTAATTTTTCTCAATGCTGTTCCTTTAATACAATCATAAGCCGATAGATCATAATTATAAAATGGCATTTTTTTATTTTGACTTGTTATCCCACCACCCGTCAATTCTTTTGCTCTTTTCAAAGTAAAATTATTTCTTGTTAAGTCTTTAAATATTAATCTTTCTAATCTATTCATTTTCATATTCTTCTATTTTTTGTAATAAATTTAAACTGTCCTCAGATAGTCCTTCAGGCGTTTCATCTGGACTATCAATATTTGATTGTAGCCATTTTTTTATATAATTTATCAATTCTAATTCTTTCAATGAATTGTCCCCTCATCATCTATAATGCAATCAACATCTTGATGATCGATTGACATATTAGTTTCAAAATCAATTATTAAATCAATATCATCATCACTAAAAAATGTTGTTACAAGTGAATTTTCTTTTAATATTTCTATTGCCTCATGTATTGTTATTATTTCTCTATGTATATTTCTGACAGTTTCATCAATAAATAATTCTGCCTCAATATATCCTTGCTCTTTTACTTTTCCCATTTTTTAATCCTTAAAACTAATTCGATACCTTGAACTTTTCCACTTGCCATTTTCATAAACTGTTTCATAAGGCTCAATTTCTTCTTCTTCATATAAATCATCTAAACTTTCTAATTCTAAATGCTCGTCTATAATTTTTATTTGTTTTTGATTGATTTTTTTGCTAGTAATTTTATATTTCATTTTATATCTTTCTGTTTAAATATACTTGTCGCTTATCTTAATTAGTTTTTAGTATAAATGATTTGTTTCTAATTGTCAATAGCATTTTATATTATTTTGCTATTGACTTCGAGTTATCAACATACTATATCTTGTGTCTATGAAAGCCCTCAAACCACTAGATGTTGTGTCAAACAAAAAACAACCAAACTTGAAAAATTTTTATTTTTGTGGTATTTTTGCAACAGACGGAAAAAAGCTAAAAGCTGAAGGCTCAAGCGTGAAAAAAAGCTAAAAGCTGAAGGCTCAAGCGTGAAAAAAGCATTAAGCGAAAGGCTCAAGCGTGGGAGTACCAAAGAAACTAACCGAAAAACAAATCATTTTTGTTCACGAACTAATTAGTAATGAAGGACAGATAACGGCAACGGAAGCGGCCATACGTGCCGGTTACCCGGAGTCATCTGCAAGACAACAAGCCTCAAAACTACAAAATGTAAAATATTATCCTTTGGTGTGTGAAGAGATCAAACGTGTGCGCGAAGAAGTACAGAAGAAATATAACGTAACAATAGATAGACACTTCAAAGAACTACAAAAAATAAGGGACGCAGCGGTTGAAAAAGAATCGTATTCAGCAGCAGTCCAGGCAGAAGTTGCGCGTGGTAAAGCAGCAGGATTATACATCAATGAAATGCATGTCAAGCATGGTAAGATAGATCAACTCACAGACGCAGAAGTACAAGAAAGAATATCTGATTTGATGAGTAAGATGAACGTAATAGAAGTTGATTCAGAAGAAGTCAAAGACTAACTATTCTGGGTCATTCACACCCTTTTTGATGTAATCCAAGAACCATGGGTTATCTCTAAACACACCCATCAAATAATTGGTAAGTTGATTTACAGTTAATTCTTCAGCATTATCTTCTTTTAAAGGTCCTTCAGCTTGGTTAAGTCCGGATCCATAAACGCATGCATGCAACACTTCATGCAGCAAAGTATTGCTGCGCTCTTGGCCACACAAGTCATGCTGTATCTGAATGAGCCCTTCTCTAGCTTTATAGTGTCCGTAACAATCTGTAAGATTATCTGTCTTAAAATCTGGTGCAATCCATTCAATTTTTAGATCTCTATAACCTACCTTAATTGATTCCGGGAACCCTTTAGGGGTATCAACTTTCTTTGGTTTCGTTTTCGTGACTTTCATATCGAATACTATAGTGTATATTTCGACTACTTTCTAGAATATTTTTTGGTTTTTTAATTGTTATGCGTAAAATGTCACTATGTAGTTACTACATTGTCTACATAGTTACTACATTTTACACTATCTATATTATTGATATTATTATATTTTATACTTTTGTAGTAAGTGTAGTAGGTGTAGAAGGGTCTACTCAGTAAAAAAATATTTTTTATAACTACTCAAGATATCCCTTATACGTTGTCCGTTAACCGTTGTCCTTTGTCCCTTACTTTTCTATCGCGTTCCTGTCCTTCCTCATAATATTTCCTTAATCGTTGATAAAAGTCACCGGATACCGATATTTTCTCCATTTTCCGCTCATTTTCGGCCTCTAATTTTCGAACGGTGCTCTTTACCGACTCTTTAGCGCCCATATCACGCTCTGTAGTAGCCTCAATCCACCGTATATCGCCTGCTGTCAATGGTTTATAGGTCATTTGCACCAATCCTCCTTGTTATACATATCATATTTCACACCATAGCCCTTTCTAATAAGCACATCGGA